TGGCTTGGGTTTAGGTTTTGCCTTAGCGATTTTCAAATTCCATTCCCCCTGACGGTCAATTGTCATCATCTGGGTAATGCGTTTCTGTTCTTCTTCTGTATATGCCTCATTACGGGCATTCTTTGACTCCAAATTAAGAAGGAATGCCTGATCTCCGACCTCTTGTTTCTTCTGCCATGCTGTGGCTTGTGCTGTCTCCCAGGCAAGTTCAATAGCTTGTTCGTGTGCTGCCTGAGCGGTTTCCTGAGCCATTTGTGCTGCTGCCTGAGCGGAGGCAATATCGTTCTGTGACTTACTTTGTGCCGTTTGTTGCTCTGCCTGAGCTGCCTGAGCTTGTTTCTGCTTACGGTACATTTTCAGCAATCGCACTCTCTTGCCCATATTATCCTCATTCATGATCTCGAATGCTTCTTCCTCGTACATGGTTCCGTTTTTGATTCCTGCCTCGCAGAAACTTCTAAACCATGCGTTCATTTCATCTGTAGGCTGTTTCTCCAGGTAGACTCCCAGTTCGTGCATGGTGAGATCTGAAAGTAGCGCCAGCACAGAAATGTTTCGTAGTCCTATTGCCTCCGTGTATGCGGGGGCGAGTCCTGTGGATGCCATGCCAGATATGTGCATGACGGTCCTTTTTTGGGTCCCCAAGTTGATTTGATCGAACCCGAAGAACAACGGCCGTAATCCGTCATCCGTTGAACCGGAAGCCATCAAAGCTACTGCTTTGCCCATTTCCCCACTCGGGGTAGAGGCATCTGTAAGATCGTTAAGGGATAGTTGTGTCCTGAGAAGTTCTACCCCTCCCATCATGGCATCCCAGTGGACTTGTAGGGCATTGGAGATACCATTTGGTAGCGGAGTGATGGCTGGGTTATTGGCGTTGTTACCAGAAGCATCTCTACGCTTCCACAACTGGATACCTGTTTCGAGATACAGTCTAAGGATCTCTTTTGGTTTCATTTGCTTGCCTCCTTTGCCATCCAAAGAAACGTCCATCAATGCACCAATTTCAATAGCGATACCGGCAGGAACGGATCTTGCCGCTTGGTGCTGCATTTGCATCCAGTTGATTTGAATCCAATCAAGCGTAGGCATGATCTTTTCCATTGGACACTTCTTCAACTTGTAGATGGTGAATGGACTCACAGTTTTGCCCATGCTGGATTCATTTTTCAGCATGTCTTTGCTCTTGCCGAAATTCACCACGTATTTTGTTCCTTTAATCCAAATACATTGATACTGGTTATCGAGCGAATAGCGTACAACTTTGCTTTCATTCACTTCATTGAATGATTGTTCGGTAACGCCTTTGCCTTCTAATTTCTTCCACCACTCATAAGGCTTTTGATTCACTACCAATTCACCGAATTGATTTTTGCCTATCTGTTCTGTGATCCAATCAGGACTGAACCACACGCAATCTTTGACGGTAATTTTTGTATTGTCCCACGGGTAACATAAGTTTTTGGTATAGTATTCCGAAACGTTGATATCATTAAACGTTTGGTTGGTGGCTTTTTCGGCAACTTCCTTGTATTGATCTTCTGTAAGCTGATCTCCGGCAATCTCTTTGAGCTGGCCGATGGTCAAATCCCAATCCTCATAAATCCATTTCGCATCTTCAAAGTTGGATTTACTGGAAGAGCTTACTCCCATGCGCTTGATGTTACACTTGCGCCTTGTGATTTTATTCCGGACCCGATAGCATTTTGTGGCCGCAGCTCCTTTTGAAATAAAGTCATAGGCGATTTCAAAAAGCATTTCATTGTAATTGTCCTCTTCATTGATTTCTTTCAACATGTCCTGAACAATAATGCAGAAGTCCTCTTTGTAGAACATCTCCATGAACATGTCAATCTCTCCTAAATTCTCTGGGACCGGAATGCTGCCCTCCTGATCGGGACCTTCAAATGTTAATGGTGTCTTTTGGGAAATTTTATCTAGTGCCGGTTTGTTAATTACGTACTCCTGCAGGCTCATTCTTTTCATTCTCCGGGCATCCTGCGCATACTTGTCTACTGCTTTTACCCCTACGTCATTGCTTTGTTTTATCAGCTTGCCTTGTAAAAGTTCGACAAACTTTGTCGCTACATCCATGATCTCCCAGTTCAGAGCCCGGTAGCTTACTGCATTCGGGTCGTTACGGGTTTTCCCTTGGATCCCGAGAATGGGTTTGTATTTATCAATTGGCTGTTGAGCTTTGGCGTATGCCTCCCATATTTCAAATCTGCTTATTTGGGTATCCGGCATGAATCCCGGAAAGAATCCGTTCGTGGCTCCATTTATACCAATGGCCTCCATAGCCTCGGCACACTTCAATGAGTATTCCGATGTGGCTTTCACTTCTGGCGATAGAAAGTCCGATGGGAAATTGGTTTTCTTGTCTATCTCAACATTAACCATAAGTAATTATTTTAAATAAAGTTATCAATTATTTGGAATACTCGTATGGTCTTCTGCAAAACGTGCGTTAAGACCTGAATTATCATAAGTTGGGAACCAGTCCTCAATACTTCCTTCGCTCTCGCGCTCCACCTCTCCTTTCTTTTCAGCATGTATGAGTGCAAATCCTGAACTTACTGTAGCATGGCTTGGTGTCGGATTTGTGGAGTCAAAAGCCATCCAATCCTCAATGGTATCATCGAACGGCATCCGATCGCAGTGCTCGTTGATGAAGGATATCAAACTGCGAACGTAATGGTCAATCACCTCGCTTGTGGAAGCCAGACCGGCATCATCCGATGTTTTCTGAATATCCAACCCGTCCAGGAGGGCATTTTTAGGATAGTACAACATGTGCTCAAGTCCGTTGTCCTCGAAATATTCATTCAGCGAAGGTACGTTCCGCTCTGGAAGCAGCTTGCTTCCAAGGAAAATACAGGCCATGGCCGCATCTTCAAAGGCTGTTTTGGGGTCATCCGGGCGATGGATGTACTCAAAAATGAAGTTGTGCGTTTCCCACTTGCTTTTGGGTTTGCCGTTGTAATCCACATTGATATCATAGAGCCGGAACCCGTGCATGCCTTGTTTTGAGGCTCTTGGGTCCTTTGTCTTCGTGTATTTAATCGGGTCAGCCGCTATCCGGAATAATCCGTCATTCTTTGGATACACGAGCATTTTGCGCTGGCCGCGTAGATCATAACCGGAAGTTATCTCCACGTTATTTAGGATCTTGGCCTGATCTGGGTTCTTCACGTTTTTAAATTCGTCTGGGAACCATGCCCAGTTGAACCTTCCTGCATGATCATCACGCTCAAACCATACTGGTCCGAACTTGTCCTTTAACCAATATAGATTACCACGAACGTATGGTTTTACAGTCATTTCGTTCCTAATCTGATTCAGCCTGTTGGTGAGTTTTTGAATGTTAAACAGTGATCGCGATTGATCCGGTATGAACGCCTCAGCTTCATTACGTGGCATCTTGCGCATTTCAGAACTAAGTGCAATGTAATCGTGCTTGATAAGTTCAAGAGAATTTTCAATTTTCTCATTCGCTTTTACACGATCTACTTGACCATAAATATTGCAGCACTCAGGACTGGTATCGGTATCCAGTGATGGAATGAAGTATCTATAAATTTTACTTACAGTCTGGCCGTTCTTGTCGCGTTTCTTTGGGTCGCTGTCTTTCCAAAGTTTCAAACATTCAGCACCACCTTCGGCCATTTTTTCAACCGTTGATGTTTTGCGCATCAGTCCTACCTTTTGGTGATTTCGAAATACAACGCGTAAATTAACTTTGTGACGTTCATAAACATCTGCAACTGCGGGGTCTGATTTGCCGATCTCATCTTCGAATATTTCAGCAACAGTATCCGAGTCAAGCGCCATCTCCCCTGGGAGTACTGGCATGATATAACTGTTCAACTCAAAGTCAGGGCCATATTCAACATCGACCGCTCCTTTTCCTTTTATCGAAGGGCGATTGAATGAGAATGAAGTTTCTGGATTTGACCCGTGAGAGTTTACAGGTTTAAAAAATTCTGGCAGTGAATTGAATAGTGGAACCAGCTTAGATTTAAATAACACGCCCTTCGCATCCTTCTCGTAATTCTTTGATTGAAGTGCTGCTGTAGCATCATGCTTTGTCAGCATGTTATTTGTTAGCGCTGCTAACTCTTCACCGCTCTTGCCGCTACCCCGTGCGCCAATAATCATGTACCCTAAACACTTAGGATCTTCCTCACAGTATTGACGGAAGTAGTACGCAAATCTTGTGTATTCGTAATATAATGGGTATCCATCATTGCGCTTGTGATCAAAGCGGCACCATTGTAAATACCAATAGTTGTGGCCCGTAAGAAACGTTGGGATACCATTGTTGTAAAACCAAACTCCCCACTTGCGTCTATAAAATTCCTGCCTCCGAAATCTCTCTAGTATTGGATCAACATGAGTGACTTTTGCTTTATCTCCGTTATCAACTTTTTTTTGTTCCTGAGCGCGGATGAATTGCTCCTCTTTGTAACGCTCTTTGTAATTTGCTGGGAGAGGTTGTCTACGCCAGAACTGTTCTTTCTCTGGGAGATTATGAAATAGTATTTGACTTTTATCTGGAACAGGTGGCAGATGACACTCATAAGAGTCATATAAAATAATACTAGATCCTCCTTCAATGGGATTATACATAGACTATTCCTGTCTTATTGAATCCTTGATTGATTGCGGTTCGTATGTATGCTGGATTTATCCCTCTGGCTGTAGCCGCGTCTTTTAAACATCCATAGTAAATACCCGTTGTTAAATCTAGTGTGAGTTTAGCTTTTGCTGCCTTCTCCCCACTTAAACCATACCCTATTTGTAATCCGGTTCTATAGGCGTGATTCTGATTTTCAGACTGTGTGCACCATTCCAAATTGACCGGCCTAAAGTCTGTTTTGATTCCGTTGATGTGGTTGACTTGCGGCTTGTTTTCTGGATTTGGAACAAATAGTTCAGCTACAATTCTGTGCATAAATAACTGTTTCTGTTTACCCTTTTGAAACAGTCCAACTACTGAATACCCATCAATATTCAGAAAGATTTTTAATATCCTGCCTGATTTTATATTTCTTATTTCTAAATCAGCCGTTATCTCATACAGTCCTTCGTATCCGGGTATATCTTTCATTTGCCTAAAAGTTGTAAAATCTCTGGCTTCACTTCTTTCCAAGGTGCTGGCATTGTCGCCAAAATCCTCTCTGCATTTTCTGGAGTTATTTGCTCTGAAAATTCAGCCTCTTCAACATCTTTATTATCCCCATAGAACTGAGCTTTTAACACCTTTAAATTCGCTCTTCTGTCCGAAACGGAACGCATAAGGTCATCTTTCTTCTTCGCATCACCGTAGATATCCTTTCCTTCTTTATCAATTGCCCAAAGGCGTAGGTTCTGGAATTCTTCTAACTCCTGCTCGGTAACTACAATGTCGGTCCACTCATGGTTCCGGAATATTTTTAAGAAGGCCATGATGGCTGCGTGAATCTCCTTGTCTTTGATTTCCATTGCCTCCACAAGTTCCGGAGGCCAGCTCCCGTCTTTTGCTCTTGTGTAGCCTGCTTCAATGGCCGCAGCTTCTTTTCTTTCCTGTAGGTTTTGGAATTCCTGAATCAGCTCTGATCCCGGATCGTAAAGGAAACAAATGTACTTCACTAGCTTCTGCCAGTCGGCTTTGTCTCTCAGTGCTTTAAACTCTGGAAGGCGAAACAGATCTGGGAAGGCTCTGTCTAAGGACTCTTTGGCCTGGGTGACTTTGAATTTTAATGAGGCGAAACGTTCCATTATTCAATTCTATTGTAAGACTTGAAGCTCCTGACAAAACATTGGAGATACCCTGGGCATCTGCTTTCTTCTTCCGTCCGAAAAGTGGCATAGTGGTGTTGATTTAGTCCTAACAAAGTTGTAAAATTGAATTCAGAATA